ACCCCACCAATCAAATGTAAGGTTTTTGACTTTATCTATTAAAAATTGAACTTTATCAGCTAATAACGTACCCGGAATTGTACCGAACACTCTTTCAATACCTTTTACAAGGTCAAATGAAAATGCGTGTTGCCCGTATGCTCCGTTTGTTAATGACGTTCTCGTATCAACCAACCCGTCCAACGTTTTTACTTGGTCAATAGCAAATTGGGAAATTGTATCTTGTATTGTAGACGGATCAACTAAAGTCGTTTGGTTTGTCCTAGTCCAAAAAACGTGCGGGTTTTCGACTTTCGACGTCGTAACTTTTCCTACGAAATCAAAAGTTGCCGTTTTAGAGTCTGTATACGCAACGTTTGGTATTAAATCTTTTGCAATGCGGATAAAATTGCCGTCGGTCCCCCTTCTGAAAACGTCTATTGTATTGACGGCCGGAACCGTACCGGACGGCGTTAAATTCTTAACCTCTAATGCAACCGATCCTCTCAAATCGTCTTTTGTCACGTTAACGGTTGGTTTTGCCGGCGCCGTATATGAAACGTTTATATCAATTGTTGTGTAATTGCTCCATAGTCCCCCGGCATCTTTAACGGCCAATTTCAGTTTATAAGTAGTTGAATTAGATAAATCAATGCCAACGGTTACGGCTTTGTTTGTGCTTGTTTTTGTATCTTGCCATAAAATAGTTGCGCCCGTTGCGTCTAAAACTTGTAAATCATAATCAGTTTGCGCCGGACTACTCCATTGTACAACCGGCCTTGCCGTTGGAATCGTCGCCCCGTTTGTTGGTGTAATAAATGTTGGCGCCGTTGGTTTATTAGCTGCCGTAAATGCAACAACTGTATTATATGGGCCAACTAATCCCGTTTGGTCGTATGTCCTTACTTGCCACTCAATCACGCCTGCAGGAAACGTATTGGCCGGTGCATCCCAATAATTATTTGTTGTTGTTTGTGTTACCGTGTTCCATGTGCCGGAACCTTGCAACCTCCATTGTAAATCAAATTTACTTTGTGGATCGTTTGTATTTGAGTCTGAATGAGTCCACGACAAACGATTAATTGCAGCTCTGTCTTTTATACCGATCGTTGGATTAAGGTTTATTGGCGCATTTGGTGCCAAATTATGCTCAATAGTAAATACGCCCGCTGATTGGTCCCAATTTCCGTAAATAGTGCCGTCATACGCTCTAATACGAATTAAACATGTAGAACTTGCCGTTTCATTGATAAAATCGTAAGTATAAGACGTTTGGCCCGGTGCCGTTAATGGTACTATATCTTTCCATGTGCTGCCGTTGTTTGTACTAAGTTGAATTTGGTATTTAATCGTACTTTGAGCAACTTCGGCGTCTGTTGATGCGAACCATGTAATATTAAATGTACTATTAATATTTTCCCCGCCGTCCGGTGTTAATAATGACGGTTTTGTAGGTGGCGCGTTGTATATTACGGTTAATGAAGGTCTAAAGGCGGACCCTGCATCCGATGAATAAAACTCTTTCCATGTATTTGTTGTTATTTCGCTATGAGATGATAATTTAAAACCATAGTTTGGATATGTTCCGTTTAACCAATTTTGGACAAATGTTGTAATATCTACATTTCCCGGGCTTGACCCCGCAACTGTAAAAGTAACTAACCCCGTACCCGTAACACTCGGTTGCGTGTTCCATGTAACGGTACTTTCGTTCCAATCGTCTAGTATTCTTTGGACGTCAATTGTTTGGGTTGTTGAATCAAAAGAACCACTTCTAAGTAAATTAAAATATGCACTCGATACGAGCGACTGAGACGGAATAGAAGATAAATCAAATTTAATCATTGATCGCCAAATATCGGTTTGGGTTGTTGTCCCTACTCGTAAAGTAGTTGACGTACCATAGTTTAAGTTAGACGGTCCGCCGGTGCTGCTGCCTATTTGTGTATCAATTCCCGCCGTTGGATCGGGTTGCAATGTAGTTGTTGGATCAATGTAAATTGGATAAACTAAACCGTCTAAATCTGCCTCTAAATCAATATATGTTACGTCTCCGACTCGTCTTACTGTTTGGCTTACGTCTCTTTTTGTTCCTGCTGCATCTTCTAACCATGCCGGCATTAATTGCAATGTACCGGCCGTTAAATCATCCTCTAATGGGCCGTCTACCTCAAATGTAAAAGTGTTTGGCGCTTTATCTGTTTTTAGTACAATTGTTTCTTTAATTCCATTGTTTTTTAATTCTAAACAGACGTCGGCATCGTTCCATACGTCTTGGTAGTGAACGCAATTTTTATTTTCGTCGTCAATAATACCCGTTGCCGGACTTGCGTTAATTGGCTTGTAATGTAAAAATACGTCTCCGTGTCCTATTTGGTACCCTCTTTTAAAATTACGTGGTATTTTAGCTAAAAATGGTACGTTTAAGCCTTGAAAATCGTAATTATCGCGGTTTAATTTGTTTGCTTGTAAGTCTGTTTGGGACTTTTCAATCGTTTCTAATAGTAAGTCTTTACCGTATAACTCAATAGGGCCTGCATAGTCGAATAAGTCGGCCTCGTCTGTTAAATCAGTATTAATGTTGTGCAAATTACCCTCGTAATCCTCGAAATGCACATGCGTATTATAAAGTTGTGTTGTATATGATCCGTCAAAATTGATCCATGTTTTAGAAAAAAGGGAACGCTTATTAAGCAATTCCCCAACTTTAAAATTATCTCTTGGCATGGTGTTACCCCCTTGCTCTCTTTGTCTGTTTGAATGTGTCGAAAAAGTCGTAAATGCTTTGCATTTGGTTTATATCATCGGCATGTAATGCAACATTTACTTGGTACGTGTCGCCGCCTGTTGCAGCTACTCCCGGCCCATTAATTTCCGGCATAGTTAACATATTGTTCATTAATCTTTTAACTTGCGGTATACCTTTTGTTAAACTATCTGAAATAGGTCCTCCGAAATCTAATTTATCTAAATCAGATAATGGCCCGGTTTTTGCCGGTGAAAATGGTAAAAAGTCTCGGACGTCTGACGCAAGTTTTTTAACGGTGCTAACAACTTTACTTGCTGCATTTTCAATACCCTGTGCCATCATATCAATTAAACCTTTTCCGGCATTATAAAACGTTGTCCCTAATCCGGTAATAAATGAAACGATCCCATTTAATCCACTTGTTACGGACTCTTTTGCATCGGAAACACCTGTTGTAAATGCGCTCTTAATACTTGTCCATAACCCGGTTGCTTTATTAACCATATTTGTTACAAATGTTGTAATTGCTGATATGATCGTTTGTACGAAATCAATATTAATTAAACCGGTAATAATGCCAATGAAAGAACTTGCAACGCCTTTTACGCTTTCCCATGCGCCGGACCAATCACCCTTAAATAATTTAATAAATGTTTGGATGATCCCCAAAATAATGTCAATCGCTCCGCCTATAATAACTTTCATTGCCTCCCATGTTGTTTGGACAAGTGTTTTTATAATTGGCCATGCAACCTTCATTACTGATGTTATAACATCCATTACGCCTTTAATATAATTTTGAATAAAACCCCAAACCGCTGACGCAATCGCTTTAATATCTGCGCCGTTTGTATCCCAAAACTTTTTAAATTTGTCCATTTGTTGTGAACCAAATTTAACTAATGCCTCAATTGCAACCGTAACCGCTTTTTTTATAGCCTCCCATATTGCCAACGCTGACGTTTTTATAAATTCCCATGCAGCTATAACCGCCGCTCTAAACGCGTCGTTTTTCTGCCATAAAAGAACAACGGCGGCAACTAATACGGCAATTGCTGCGGCAACAATTAAAACGGTGCCCATCATTGCGCCTAATCCGGTAATTAACGGACCAATTAACACCCATGCGGACGCCATTGCAGCCTGTAACCCGGCCCATAAACCAATACCAATGGCCAACGGGGATAATATAAGCATTAGTAAAGGAATGAGCATTAAAAAGCCCTGTATTATTTTCGCTAGCATTGGATGCGCCTCATTGAATTTATTCGCTAAATTAGCGACGTGAGTTATCAATTCAATAATTGGCTTTGTAACCGCTGCGAACACTTCAACCATTGGTTGGAAAGCCTCGCGGACGGCGGAACCCATTTGCCCTACGGCCTCTTTGTATCCCGGCACGCTATCCATTGCAGCTTTTGCAAGTCCTGTGAATAACATTGCCGTACCTGCTGCGGCAACTAATGCAACGCTATTCATTCGCATTAATCCGGCACTAATTAACCTTGTCATGTCCATTAATTTCTTCATATTGGCGGTTGGTCCTAACATACGTAAAGCCAATGCTGCCGGTTGCCCTCTTGCTGCCATTCTTTCCATGTTACCCGTTACAGTTAACAGACCGTTATTAACCCTATATAATGGGTTGCGCATACGATCAAAATTGGCTGCAATTTTAGAACTTGCCGTACTACGGGCCAACATTGCGGAAATACCTTGTATAAAACCCATACGCAACATATTGTTATTCGCTATCATTTGATCGTTAATCTGTCTATGCCTATTTCCCATTTCGGTTAAATCGTCCATAAACTGTTGAGTTGATCCGCTATAATTGCCCATTCCTTGCGCCATTTGGAAATAACCGTATTCAATCTCGTGTTGTGCCTCTCTAAACGGTTGCATCGCTCTCCGTTGCTCATCAAATGCGGCTCTCATTTCGGAACTCATACGCCTGTAACTATCGGACATACGGGACGAACTACCGGTAATATTTGTACCTAATGTTTGCATATCCCGTTGTAATTCCCGCATGTCTTGTTGCATGGCCCGGGTTGCTTGGTCAAATTGGGACGCGTCAGCCCCAATTTCTACAAACATTTCGCTAATAGTTGCCATTGGTTAACCCTCCCCCAATTGTTTAATAAGATCATCAACCATTTTTTTATTTTCCTCCGGCGTTTTCTTTTTATCTTCCCTTTTCTCACCCAAAAATTCATGCGGATCAATTGGCTTTTTAACATGTGGCATTGTTAACCATGAGGCCATTTGTGCCATGTGCTGCATTTGACGTTTTTCACGCCAACGCCAACCATCGTACAACTCTAAAAACTCACCATGTGTTAATTTTCCTAGCTGCTCCGGGTTTAAATTTAAAGGGCCGTATGCAATTTCTTTGATAACGGCCCAATTTAACCCGGAATTTAGTTTTTTGGCTCGTCACCCTCCGGCAATTCTTCATATTCTGCATCAATCGCCTTTTCATTTCCGTTTGATAACAATTTAGATTTTTTAAGGGCGTCCATGACCGGCTCCATTAATTCCATAACATTCTTGCCGTTTTCTTGAATTTCTTTTCCTAACATTTGGCCCACTTTTTCAACTGTTAATCCGTGCATTTTCCATTTTAGGCCCGCCCAATAAAAAGCACGTACCAATTTAAAGCCTATTTGTTCCTCTGTTAAGATCGCCGCAATTCCTTTCCCGTAAATGTCCTCTAAATCGCATGTACTGTTGTAATCAAATTTCAATAATCTTTCTTCCCCGTTTAACTCTACCTTTTTATACGTTGTTAAATTTGTCATTGCCTGTTTACCCCTCTCAATTTTTAATAGCTTGTACTATTTATAGTTTAATATAAAAAAACCCGTCATAATAGTTAAATTTGACGGGTTTTAAATCATTTTATTATGGTGCCATTACTAATGTTGGTTTGCCTGTGCCTGTTAACTCTACTTTATAAGTTACTTCGGCGTCATATGGTGCCTCAATTTCGCGGCTTGTAACTAGGGCGTAACCCTCATCAATTGTTGAGTTGCCCGTTTCAGTCCAACGGCATTTTACTAACGTTTTATTACGCATTGCGTCTCTTAATTGCAGCAATTGCGAATTTCCAATGATATAAACGCCGTCGCAATCTACGGACCACTCACCTAAACCATAGTCATTCTCTTTATAGCCGCCACTTAATTTGTTTGTAACGTCAATTGTCTCCGATTTTTCGGAAAACTTTGCCCCACGTTGTCCACCAACGGCAACGAATGTACCCGGTGACGTTGGGCTTTCAACATAAATTAAAATATCTACTCCACGCATGAGTAAAACCCCCTTTTTAAGTTAAATTAAACTTCTGTTGTAGTTGCTGCAACTGTTACGGATGTTACGGCACTGTAAGCAACTGAAACTTTTCCGTCAATTCCGTTAAAGCGGTTTTGAGGAAACGGGCCAATTTGAGTTGTTGCCCCTGCTGCAACTGTTGCTACTGCATCGTGTAATGATCCATGAGAACAACGCGTAACCGCTGCAACTGTAACCGTAATTGGTGAACCGCCGCCGTTTTTAACGTGTAATAGCGTGTCCCCATCATTTAAAATTTTGTCTCCGCCTGCCGTTGCTGCAACTAACGTTGGCGTTACTCCTGTTAAACTTGCTTTTTGTACTAAAATATCAGCCATTAAAAAAACCTCCCAAAATTAATTTTGTTTTGTGTATACTCTAAATCTGCATACGCCGTGATAAACTTGGTCGTCCTTAAATACTTCTAAGAACTCCCTTTCAATTCCTTCTAAAGTAAAACCGGTTAATATGATCGGTGTCGCCGTAATAGCGGATAAAATAGCGTCCATTATTACTTTTGCCTCGGTTTTACCCGGGCCGGCACTCCATACGTTAATAGTTAAGGTGGTATTTTCCCCATAGTCAAGTTTAGTATCATACGATGTAACCGTATCGTTTCCAATTTGAATGTATGGTAATAATGCCCCTTCCTCAACTTCATCGTACACCTCATTTACCATAGTTTTTAAAATAGAATCATTTTTCAACCTTAAATAAATCGCTTTTTGCAATGGTAATAATGCGGTTTTTAAAGGGCCTCTCATTTAGATAAAACCCCCTTCATAGCTGCTATGAATTTCGGCCTTTCATCCTCTGCCGCCGGATGTAAAAACGGCTGCGCTCGTTGGCCCTCTGTATAGAAAAAACCTTTTCTAGTACGATAAACCCACGGCGTACTCCGTCCCGGAATTGTTGGATGCTCGGCAAATTTACCCGTGCCATATTCTACATAGGGCGCATATTGAACTTTTGTTCCTACTAATAGAGAAAAACCCGGGCCGCTTGCCGGCTCAATAGCTATTGATCCTCTTAAACGCCCACTATCAACGGCGCAACGTTGTTTGGCTCCTGTTTGCACGTTTATAGCACTTTCGTTTACAACGTCTTTTATTTCCTGTAATTTCTTTTGACTCCAACGTTTAACGTCTGCATTTGCTGCGTTAAAATTTGCGTTAATCTTTACTCTCACGGATTAACACCCTCTTTGCATTGCAAATTTAACTCTATGTTTTTCTCATCCGGGTTAAGGATGTATTGAATTAAAAAAATGCGTCCGTTGTAGTTTACCCGGTGTTTATCCTTTTTTAAATTGGCCAAATACCTAATTTTTATCATATGTGTTACATATTCGCCCCTACGATCCGCTATTACGGCCTCATAAGCGCTTGTTGGTCTAACTTCGGCCCAAACCGTGGCCATTGTCTGCCATGCAGGAATTTTATTTCCTGCCCCGTCGTTAATTGTACCGGTGTTTTCCTCAATAATTATTTGGTGCCTTAAACGGTTA